TTGCTTTGGTAAAGTTTGGGTTTATTATTTTCCATTGCCACCTCTAAAACGGAATATCATCATCGCCAAATCCATCAGACGGTCCTTTGTCCCACTCACTCATCGCAGCCTTTGCTTCAGCCATTTGAGTTGATTGCTGTGGAGCTTGAGTGTGGGGTTGGTTATCCTTAACTGTCACAGCCAGGCTAAGTGCTGGACTTTTCGGGTTAGCATCTGCCTTCCGTTTCCAACCACTTAAAAAGTAATCTTTGCCATCCACTAAAATAGAGCCTGTAAAATCCGGCTGCGTGTCTTTCGTTTTGGCGTTGGCCCATATTGCTCCGCGATTATTGTTGTCGTACTGACTCATTTTCATTCTCCAGTTGTTTTAAAAAGTTAAGTCCATGTGGCCTTCATTGACCACATCTAAAAATTTAAGAAGCTTTTCTCTGCACTCATCGATGTCATCAAAATCGGCTCTGGTGACGGTTTTAACGAACAATGGACGCTCGTAGTTCCGGTCATCAAAGCTTGCAAATACCCAAAATGAAACGTCATCTGACATGATAAATGGGGCTTTGACCTGGTAGAGATATTCTTTGGGTATTTCATTTTTCATCAAATATTCAACGTGCTTTTTACTGTTTGGGCATTTTGTTTCGATGCCCCCAGTGATCACGCCATCTTCTTCAAATATGCCATCGGGTGATATGGAAAAGCGTGAGTATTTGTCATCCAGCAATAAGCCTGTTTCTTCAAAATCTAAAGCCATTTCATATGATGCCGCCTTAATAGCAAAGGGCTCTAACTCATTGCCCCTATCAATAGCCGGAGTGCTTAAATCGCTCATCTGGACTTCGGTCATACGGTCTGCAATCAACGAGTACATTAATGTCTTCTGTACTGCTGGAGTCCCCAGTGCGCTACTAAGACTAGTGCCAGTGACATTGCCATGCCTAGCTTTAAGCCAATCCAAAGACTTTTGCTCCATATCAACCTTATACATTAGACGCTCCTATCTTGTTTTTCATGGTGTCTTTATGCTCAGTCAAACGAGCTTTTAAATGTTTTGGTATTGAAGTAAACGCCTGCTTTAATTCTTGCATTGTGGTGCAATTACTTAGGCTGTTTACATACTGGTCAATGTTTTCATTGGTATCAGGTATTGCTGCTCTGACGCGCAAAGCCATTACTTCATCGCCAAATGCTTTCACCATCATTGCGTATATTTGAATGCTCTGGCCTTTCCAGTGGTGGTAGCTAGGGCCGTACAAAGAGGCAATGGTTTTTACATTGGTAATGTTCATTACCATTGGTGGGGCATTTACAAAAGTGATTACTGGCACTTCTTCTTGCTGACCATTTGTGCTTCTAATGCTTTGCATTTCGACATGATCAATCGTGGCTACTAGCTCTTCACCTTCATTAAGATTGTGCGAACCAAGTAACAGGGTCTTATTCGGAAATAGGGTTTTCCAGTGCGTTTTCTGGCTTGGCTCATACACAATACTGGGGTTAATTGTTGCTACATTATTCATAGCTCGACTCCTACTAAAATTAATATTATTACAAACATCCATACCTGGACTGATGCGCTCATGAGGTCATTCCCACGGTCCACCAGACTGTTACTATTACCCATATCAGGATACCGATTGTGTTGATGATTAAAGTCTCTTTAGTCATGATCAATACTCCGAATGTTTATCGGCATACCACTCAAGCGTGAGCTCAGGGTGGTTGTTTTTAAAGTAAACTGAGGCACACTTGGTAATGATTTCCTGAGCAAGCTGGCTGGCTTCTTCTGGAAAACGAAACGCTAATGAGATAACACGCGCCTGCTCTTCTTCATCGCCATACTGATAAAGATCAGTAACGTGATAATGGTTTGTGCCAATTTTTACTGAGCCATCATAAAGAAGATCATCTTTTAGCTCGTTGAACGCATCGTTTAAAATATAGTCTGGGACTTCAGTCACATCAGTGTGAATGTTGACCTGATTGCTTACATGACAGTGAGTTTGTGTGTCCATGATCTACTCCAAATGCTCTTTGATATACATTTAATGTAGGTACATGTTAGCAGACTGACATTTATAGTCAAGCGGAAGGGTTAAATGAATTTATAATGTTAGCTGAAAAGGGGGGTTTTATCGGGAAAAATGAGGAATATGGTATCAAGAAAGAGCAAATTATAGAGGTGGCCCTTGCTGGCACTGCTCGTTTTCGTTGTTTCCAAAGTTTGTTGCCATATTCTTAAATATGGGTTGATCAAGAGCAAACGCAGGATAGCAATCAAAGAATCGGTCTGTGTGGATAATCCACCAGGGCCAATCTTGAATCATCCAAGCAAGCTTTTTTGATCGGTTATTGTTTAATTCTGAAACTAACATACATTTCCTAATTCTAAATTTATTCGGCTATATAAGAGCCGACAATGACACCTATAATGGTGTGTTTATCAGTCATTTCGATAATTGGATATGCGGTATTAAGGGCTTTTAAATAACCAACCCCACCATCAATCACATACTCTCGAAACACTGATTGCAGCGTCACCTGGTCAATTGCAACTACGCGATCACCGGACTTTGCTTGCCTATCTCTATCAACAAAAATTAAAGACCCTTGAGCATAACTTCGCCCAACGGTGTTGGTCATTACGTCATTTTCAACTTCCAACGCAAAACTATTTTCATTTAAATCATGTGGACATCCTACCCATCTTGAACTCTCCAAAATAAAATTTCCTGTTAAAATGTCAGGTAAACTATCCCATCTCATAATAGGAGCCTTCCTTGTAATTGGTTGGAGCTTGAGCCCCACCATTTTGCCTGGGTCACGGTTCGACACTAATTGTTCTGTCGTGATGCCAAACGCCTTAGCCAGCGAGACTAAGCTGTCGCCTTTTACCTCCGCTACTGGGTTGGTTTCTAACTGGGCAATTCTGCCCCTACTCAGTAAAGTCCTTTTTGACAGGTCCAGCTGGGACCATCCTTCGCTTTTCCGTAAAGCCTTTACCTTTTTGCCTAAATCCATGTCTATATACTCATGTGGTTGTTATGGGTTCCTGTTAGCTAGAATACATTTTAATGATGCTCAAATGTTTGCATTAGTAGGTCAGTGTGCTAACATAACTGCATGAAAATACTAAAGCAAGAAGCCATCCAATCATTTGGTGGCGTTAAGAAACTCGCTGATGCCTTGGGTATATACCACTCTGCGGTGAGTCAATGGGGAGAGTTTGTCCCAGAGCTTCGGGGCTATCAGATCGCTGTGCTTCTGCATCAAACAAATCAAACTGTTCAGTCAACGGAGGCCGAATGTCTGAAAAATATAAAATGACAGTCAACATCGACTTAGGCCGAGATATAGTTTTTGGCAAGATGTGTTCTGCATTGGGCGTTTCTAAAACTGAACGAATTAATTTTCTCATTTCTCAAGACCTCGAAATACACGAAAAACTGTGTAGAGAATTATCGGACGCTTTTCCGAACTTCTCTATGGATGCTAAAGGAATACGCGAGAGGGGCTTGGGATGAACATTCTGGTTGCGCCATTGGAGGCTTTAACTGATTCGATGCTTTCAGATCCCGAAAGGCGCGTCTTACTGGCGTTGTTCAGTTATCGGGGCAAAGTGACCGAGTTAGTTTTTCCAAGCCTAGAGGCACTCTCTGAGCGTTCTAACATTAGCGATAAGACTCGCATTTCTAAAATAACGACTAGCCTAGCAAAGAAGGGTTGGTTGACCAAGAAGAAGAGGGGGTTCACAGGCTGCAATCAATATACGATGTGTATGCCAGAAAGACTTACCAATTTGGACTTAGAGACCAACTTGGCATTAGAGACCAAGTTGGTCCCAGACACCAACTCCAATTTGGACTCAGACACCAACTACGATCTTGGACTGAGAGACCATGTACAAGTAACAAACCAATTAACAAACCAATATAACAAACCAATAAAGACTTCTTCCAAGGCGTTTATCAAACCATCGGTTGATGAGCTTACTCAATTTATATTTAAACATGGTGAAGAAGAACCTTTATTGGTCAACCCTGCTGTTTATGCCAATGAAATATTTGATCACTACGAGTCAAATGGCTGGAAGGTTGGCAAGAACGCAATGAAGAATTGGAAAGCAGCCACAAGATCTTGGATTAATCGTAATCAGAAAAATAAAACCAACGGAGGATATTCCAATGGGACTAACCAACAGCAACCAGGTCGCATTACAAGTTCAGACCGAATGCGAACAGCCGCAAATGAACTCGTCCAATCACTCAACCAAGCACACTAGGATTATGGCTGAACTATGGGTCCGTATGGAAGAGTTGTTTCCGAATTTGTGGGTCAGTGTTAACGGCTTGCCTAGTTTGACTAACGGAAAGTTTGAAACCTGGAGTCGCAAACTATCTGACTTAACAATGGATGATTTCGGCAAGGCATTTGCCAATCTAGAGCAGCACATTGAGGCTTCTGTGCAGCGAAAGGAAAAGGTTTATCCACCCAGCTACGCAGAGTTTAAAGGGCATATCAAAGGTCTAGCTTATGACGCGATAACAGCGCAGCAAGCCAGGCAGTCAGACACAACCCCGTTGATGATTACTAAGGAACTGTCAGCAGAAGAGCGCGAATATGGAACACAACAAGCTGCTGCATTGAGAGGGTTGTTTGGATGAGTACATTATCAATTGGAGTATTGACCTACAAACAAGGGTTGCACGACAAATACTTTTACCTGGCTAGTGATGGTCAATGGCTTTTATCGGCTGACCAAACAGGTGTTGATAAGGTTTTTAACCCAAATGCAGATAAAAAAGCATTGCCTTCTAAAAAGCCTGCCAGATCTATAGGCGCACCAACAGCCTTCTTAAAGGCAATGGCAGATGGCAAAGCAAGAACAGCGCGAGAGGTAGCCAAGATCACTGGCATCTACTCAACCAATGCTGAGGGAATCATAGGCGGCATGAAATTTCGAGGCAAAGTCAAAATGGCAGGAAGAAGAGTCTGTTTAATATCTAACCACGTTGCACAAACATACATATGCACTTAGGAGTCGGGATGAAAAACTATTTAGCCGAGCCAAAATTAAAAAGTGATTACAAAGAGTTATTACCTGATTACCAGGGTCCGGTAACCAAAGCTTCGTGGGGTGAGTCTGGTGGACTTACTCACATTGTGAAAAGTCAGTTAAATCCAACAGCCCGTAAAAAATATAACAAAGAAAGGAATGCCGCATGATTCATCCAAATAGTTTGTCCGCAATAGATTCAATTGCACCAGTAGTTACGGGAGCAGCAAGAATTGAAGTTTTAAAGGTTATTAAAGAACAAGGTCCGATTACTCGCCAAGACATTGGCGCAGCTTTGGGATGGGAGATTAATCGTGTCACTGGTCGCGTCCGTGAGTTACTAGACAAAAACAACATTATTGAATCTGGCGATGACACAAGCCATTCAAAAAAGCGCGGTTTATTGTGGCCCATTTCACTATGAGCGAAGTTGTTTATAGCGTAGACAATAAAAACGTGTCTGGAATGATTTCTCAGATTGTTCAAATGATCAACAAGGGTTTATTTATTGGCCCAGTGGAAGTTGTTCTTAGACGCAAAGCCAGAAGCCAGAGTCAGAATAAAAAGATGTGGCCTATGCTGGCTGACGTTCAAAAACAGGTCAATTGGTATGACGAAAATCTCGACACCGAAGATTGGAAAACCATGTTCATGGCAAGCCTCAGTAAGCAGCGCGCTATTCCAGGCTTGGATGGTGGGTTCGTTGGTCTCTCTCGCAGAAGTAGTCTTTTAAATAAAGAAGAATTTTCTCAACTAATCGAACTTATCTATGCCTTTGGTAGTGAGCGAAACGTGGCATGGTCCGAGCCCTCATTACAAAATTACACAAAGTACAAAGAGGCTGCATGAGTTTAAAGCCTGCGCGTCAAAAAAAGTGTAAATCCTGCAAGGTTACATTCAAGCCCTTCTTGTCAACGGCCTCTGTATGCTCCGTAGATTGCGCTGTGAAGATGGCAAAGGCTAATAGTGCCAAGACTATAAAGAAAAACGTAAAAGCGCGTAAACAGGCTCTAAAGAGTCTAGGGACGTTACACAAAGAAGCGCAAGCGTCTTTTAATAAATACATTAGGCTTAGAGATAAAGACTTGCCCTGCATTAGTTGCCAAAGACACCATACAGGCCAGAACCACGCTGGTCACTTTTTGAGTATTGGAAGCAGCCCAGAATTGCGCTATGCGGAAAGTAATGTGCATTTGCAATGTTCTGTTTGTAACAACCATCTCTCAGGCAATTTAATTAACTACCGAGCCAACCTAGTTAAAAAAATAGGCATAGAACACGTTGAATCACTGGAAGGTCCGCAAGAGCCCAAAAGATACAGACATGAAGAGATCCTGGCGATCAAAGCTAAATACAAATTATTGACTAAAGAATTAACGATCAAACTTGAGGGCGCGGCATGATTACTTTAGAGCAAGATGAAGTTAATGAGGGGGCGCATTTGATCTCGTTGTTAATTAAAAGCTTGATTGAAGTTAATGATGGTAGGGCTCTCAACGAACAAGACGATGATTTGATGGCAGCAGCAGTAACCTGGGTGGAAGAATACAGCGACTCAGTTGAAATTTATTAAAATGATGGAACCGTAATGAGTAGACCAACGAAGTACACGCCAAAACTATTGGATAAGGCGAATCACTATCTAAATAGTTATACGCGGCTAATTCCTAGCAACCAGGATTTGTGCTTGCACCTGGACATTAGCGAGACAACTTTATACCGCTGGGCAGAAGAGCATGAGCAGTTTCGGGATATATTAGGCAAAGTTAAGCTCACTCAGTTCACAGTGGCGATGGATGGCGGTCTAGGCGGTGATTTAAACGCTAACCTGGTCAAGCTTTTAATGGGCAAACATGGGTTAAGTGAAAAGTCTTCAGTGGACCAAACTTCCAGCGATGGCTCTATGACACCTAAATCTAAGATTGAGTTGGTTGCTAAAGAGTTTGACGTTTGATGTCGGTTGGTCAGATCGAGCTACCTCCTAAACTAATTCCGGTGTTTCAAGGCACTGCAAGACTGCGCGCAGCTTGGGGAGGGAGGGGCAGTGGCAAAACGAGAAGCTTTAGTCTGATGAGCGCAGTCGAGGGATACCGCTATGGCAACGCAGGCATCTCAGGCCAGATCCTATGTGGGCGTGAGCATCTTAACTCGTTAGAAGAGTCTTCACTTGAAGAAGTTAAGGCGGCTATACGCTCAGTTGATTGGCTTGATGACTATTACGAAATTGGTGAGCGGTACATTAGGTCCAAAGACGGGCGCATTAAATATGTATTCGCAGGGCTAAGGCATAACCTAGACAGCATCAAATCTAAGGCCAAATTACTGCTTGCCTGGATCGATGAGGCTGAAGGGGTGTCAGAAGAAGCTTGGCGTAAACTAATGCCCACGGTGCGTGAGGAAGGCTCAGAGGTGTGGGTAACATGGAATCCTGAGTCAAAGGATAGCGCAACGCATAAACGACTAAGGTTAGAGGCTCCAGACAATAGCCGCATTGTTAAAGTAAATTGGAGCGACAACCCTTGGTTCCCAAAAGTATTGGAGCAAGAGCGACAGGAAGACTTAAAGCGCAGGCCCGACACCTACGGTCATGTCTGGGAAGGTGATTTTCTGGAATACCCCGAAGGCAGCTTTTTTCTGCGTGAAATTAATAAAGCAAAAGACGAAGGCCGTATTTGCAAGATACCTGTTGTTGCCTCACACCCGTGCATGACTTTTTGGGACATCGGCAGTAGCGATGGCTGTGCAGTGTGGGTGGTGCAGCAAATTGGTAATTTGGAATACCGTTGTATACATTTCTACGAAGCATGGAATGAACCATATAGTCATGCGGTTAAATGGTTACAAAGTTTGGACTTAGTGTTTGAAAGTCACTTCCTGCCCCACGATGCGGACCATAAACGTCAAGGTGAGCTTAAAAACAAAAGCCCTAAAGACATGCTTAAACAGTTAATGCCTGGTGGAAGCTGGCGCATAGTCCCTCGTATTCAAGAGCTATTGTGGGGTATTCAGCAAACAGCAGATATGCTTGATGCTTATATTTGGATTGACGAAGAGAAATGCGCTGCAGGACTAGAACACCTAAAGGCTTACCGGAGAAAATGGTCTAACACTGAGGGTAGGTGGTCGCACATACCCGACAAAAGCGAAGGTCACAGTGAAGCCGCAGATGCGCTAAGACAAATGGCACAAGCTTTTGCAGCCGGAGATCTGGGGCGTTCTAAGAAAAAACACAAGGGTCCGTTAAGAAGGAATGTTCGCGGACTAGCATAGTATGTTATAATGCGCTAACAATTTTTGGAGACACGCTAT